TTGGTGGCGAAATGGAAGGAATGAAAATTGTTGTTGATGCAACTGGAACGGTTGTTGAAGTAATCGAAGCGAATCTTGAAGTTGAAGTTGAAACTGAAATCGAAGCAGAAGCTGAAGCTGAAATTGAGAAGGTCAACGAAGAGCAAGCAACTGCTAAGCTATTGAAAGATTTCATTGCTAAACAAGATAAAAAGTTTGCTGAACTTGAAAAAGTAAATAAAGCAAATCAAAAAACAATCTTGACAATGGCTGCTCACATTGAGAAAATGGGAGTTGAGAAGAAAAAGTTTACAAGAACTGAAACTGCTCCGCTTGATAAAGTATCAAAATTAGCTTAACAAAAAATAAAAAATAAAAAATAAAAAATAAAAAAAATCAATTATGGCAACTATTAAAATAGGACAAAAATTCGACTGGGACACTGATGCATTACCAGCTTACATCGATGAGAATTCAGATGTACTTTATACACGTTTAGTTAACCAATCTAAGTCAGTTAGATTGATGCAAACGGTTGAAGGTATCAAGGGAACTCAAGCATTACAATTGTTGGATTCAACAATCGTATGGCAGAACGGTGCATCTTGTGGATTCAATCCAGGTGGGACTGATGCTTTATCGCAAAAGACAATCACGGTTGCTGACATCAAAGTTGAAAAAGAATTTTGTAATAAAGACCTTGTTGGTTTTTGGGCACAAAGAAAATTGAAGCCAGGTGCAGGTGCTGAATTAGCTGAACTTCCTTTCGAAGAAACAATAATGAACCAATTGTTATTGGAGAACCAAAAGAAAATTGAGTATGCAATTTGGCAAGGTGATACCAATTCGATGGACGCAAGTTTAAATCGTTTTGACGGATTCGAAAAACAATTATCAAATCTTGCTGGTGTTATTAATATGAACACAACAAATGCGGTTTCAATTACTGACAACAATGCTTTAACGGTGTTCCGTGCTGCGTTCGAATCAATGGGGTCTACATTAACACAAGACGAGCGTTTCGCAATGTATACATCTTGGGCAAATGTTCAACACTTAATTGCTAACTTGATTACTTTAAATCTTTACAATTATAATCCTGGTGCTTTACAAGGTGGAATTATGATGGATGAGTATGTAATTATTCCAGGCACTCGTTGCAAAGTATGGTACGTTGAAGGCTTAACTGGTTCAGATAATATCTATGCGGGATTAGCTGGTGGAATGGGTGAGTTCATTGTTGGTACAGATACCGAAGGAGACTTCACTAAAATCGAATCAGGATATGATGCAAGATTGCAATCATTATGGTTCAGACTTCAATTCAGACTTGGTGTGACATTCCCTTTTGCAAATCAAATCGGTGTTTTTGCTCCATCTGTATCTTAATTATTCACACTTAAAAAAATAAAAAAATGGTTGGTTGTGAAATAGCAAGTGGAAAAGCGAGAGGTTGCAGAACTGGATTCGCTGGAATAAAAATCTTCGATGCATTCTCTTGGGATGATATTGAAACCATCACGGTTGTTGATGATGTTGTAACGGCATTGACATTGGCAAGTGGTAAGCGTGCATATCGTTTTGAACTCGAAGAAGAAGTTGGAAGCTTCGGTCAAGTTATGACCGTGAGCAGACAAAATGGTTCTAAGGTAAACGCAGAAACGTTGACCGTTCCATTCAATGGATTATCGTCTGCTGACATTGAGACATTCGATGTATTAGCATCAACGAACTTCTGTGCAGTGATTCACTATTCAGATGGAACTTATCGTTTAGCTGGACGCAATAACGGTATGGCAGTTGAGACCGATACTGAGACTTCGGGAACTGCTCACGAAGACAGAAACGGAACTGAAATTGTTGCGATGACAAAAGAACCACGCAAAGCACCATACATTGGAGCGAACATTGTGGCATCGTTGCAGATTGCAGCAAGCTAAAAAATAATATTAATCTAAAAATATAAGGAAGGACAGAAGTTCCTTCCTTTTTTTTTATAATTTTATACTATGAAAAAAACAATTTGGATTAAAAGCTTAAAATGCTTTGTCGATGTGTCGGAAGAAAATCGTTCATTGATTGAATCGGTTGGATTGGGTCACGAATTTAAAAATGAGAAAACAAATGTTAAAAGTAATCAAAGAACAACTCAATCTCTTATCCCCAACGGCAACGGAACTGGCGACAAGCACGAGTCCGATGTTTCGATTCGAGATAAAAAACATTCAAAAAAACACAAGTCAAACGATAATACTTCAGAATCTATCGACGCACACGGACAGGAGTGATTTATTCGAATTGACCGAAGGAGTAGGAGAGGAAATTGAATTGGATAAGGGTCAATATAGCTATGAGATTTTCGATGCTGATGATACCTTGTGCGAAGTTGGGATGTTGAGAGTTTACGATTTGAATGATGAAGAAGTGAAAGCATATAATGTTGCGGTAATTAATAAAGTTTATGAAGGATAAGTATAAAAAAAATAATCAGATATCAATGCCATTAGGAATAGAACCTACTTCATATCATTTCGCTGACCATAGAAGAAGTAAACTTGTTCCCGAAGGCGAAGAGGTTTTGGTTAATAACAGACCGTATGTAAATTGGGGAAAGAAAAATGATTATCCAATTTTCATCAATGGTCTTTATGAAGATTCTCCATCGCAGACTGGAATCATCAATGGCAAGACTTACTATATGACTGCGGGGGGTTATACCGTAACAACTACAATAATTGACGAACAAATTAAACAACTTGTAGCTTTATTCGAAAAGAACGAAGCGACAGATTATAATTTGCAAGATGTCTTGAATGCGGTAACTTTAGATTATGAATTATATAATGGATTCGCTATTCGTGGTAAATGGAATATGGATGGAACAAGACCAGCATTCATTGAGCATATTGGATTCGATGACATAAGGACGAATAAATATCACGACAGATTTTTTTATTCGGAAGATTGGAGTGATTCAAATCAAGCATTCGAGAGAACTGGATTCAGAGAAATTCCTTCCGTTGATTTCAATAATAAAAAAGGTGAGTTCATTATCTACTATACTGGAGCGTCAAAGAAGGTGCGTAAGGGAGGTAAAAGAACTTATCCATCTATTCCGTATGCGGGTTGCATAAAGTCGTTGTTATCGCAGATTGGTATGCAATCTTACCATTACTACGAGATTCAGAATGGATTCAAGTCGGGAACGATTATCAACTTGCCATCATCGAAACCGAAGACGCAAAATGACCAGGCATTAATTGCTGATAGAATAAAGTCGGGAGCGGTAAATGAAGAAGAAGCTGGTGGTGTTGTTGTTCTATTCTCAGAAGGAGCAACTGAACCACCGACCATTCTAAGTTTGTCAGGAAATGATTTGGATAAACGATACTTGCAAACTGAAGTGAGCGTTGCCAATACTATCTTAATGTGCCATTCAATTACAACTCCAAGTCTTTTTGGAATGGCAGTTGCTGGTCAATTAGGAAATTCTACCGAATTAGAAAATGGATTTAATATTTTCAAAAATACTTACGTTAAATCAAGACAGAAAGCGATTAACGATGTGTTCGATTATATAATGAATAATCTTTACCAAATCAAAGGCGAATTCAAATTGAATTTACCACCTGATTTGTTTGCATCCGTTGAAGTTGAAGACACGAACGATGCGGTTTCGATTGCAATCAATTCAATGTCTCCATTGGTGGCGAATAAATTACTTGAAAGTTTGACGGTCAACGAGATTCGTGCATTGGGTAAATTGCCACGAGTTGAAGGTGGTGATGAGATATCGGGCAATCCTATACCATCAACTGCACCAGTTGAAACAATGGCTGCACAAGACCCAATTTTAAAAGCATTATTGAAGTGCGGAAGAAAGCGTGAAGGATTTATTTTTAAAAGTTCATCACCAGTTCCACACGAAGTAGATAATGATTGGTTCGATTCAAGCGAAAAAGAATTGTTGGAAGCTGCACATAGTGAAAAGCATTTTTTCGCAACGATACTGACCGAGTTTCAAAAGAATGTATTGGCATTGGTGAATGATGGTCAAGATGTGAAATCGGTTGCGACTGCATTGGATAAATCAGTCGGTCAAGTGATGGATGCTTACAATGAATTATCGGCAAAAGGATTGATAAAAAAAAACGGTGAACTAACTTCGATTGGGAAAAAGTATTTGGATTCCGTTGAAGTGGATGCAAACAAATTTGAAATTAGATATTCATATCAACTCCGTTCCGATGCTCCGAAACTTTCAAAGAATGGCATTGGTGAAAGCCGACCATTTTGCAGACAATTAATGTCAGCCAAGCGAATGTATACAAGAGACGAAATAAACACAATCAGCGTTGCCGTTGACCGTAATGTTTGGGCATATCGTGGAGGTTGGTATAACAATCCAGTAACGAAACAAAATACTCCATATTGCAGACATCAATGGGTGCAATCGGTTGTAATAAAAAAATAAAGTATGGAAAGAATTCAATTAATATCCGCAGACAAATTAAAAGACATTAGTTTCATCCATAAAAATATGGATGAGAAAGATGTCTCTGAAATAATTTGGAGATGCCAGGAAGTTTCTATTCAACCAATTTTAGGAACGGCATTGTATAAAAAATTACAAAGCGACATTGATGATTTGATAACGAATGGCACTCCAATACCAGCAAACTATAAAATACTTCTTGAAGATTATGTCTGGTCTTGCTTAGTTGCTTATTGCGAAATGAGAGGAACAACGAATCTAAATTGGAAGATGCGTGAACAAGCAGTTGGAACAAATTCTGACCAGTTCGTTCGTGCCGGCTCGAAGCAAGAAACGAAAGATTTGCAAGATACCTTTCAAAATGATGCAACTCATTATCGAAATTTATTGATAAGTTACATTCGTGCGAATCTTGATTTCTTCGCAGAATATCTTGATAGAACAAATGGAAATATATTTCCAGAAGAACGAAATTCATCCGTTGATGATTCAATAATGTTTTTGAATATTCCATTTTGCGGATGCAATCCAGGTGAACGTGGTTATAAAATCGGAGACCAATGATAAGTCAAAAACTACTTGATAAAAATTATCCAAAAGTTGAGGCATACTTGAAGCAACAGAAGGAAGAAGAGAAAAGATTGAGGCAAAAACAACAAGCTGAAAAGAAAAGAAAATGATTAAGACCTTAAACCAATTAAAACAAGAATTGCAGATTTTTGCAGATGCACATTTGCAAATAAATGAATTCTACTTTGGAAATTTTAATCAAATCTATAACGAGAAAATAATTCGACATACTTTTTTAATTGCCGACACGCAAAACATTGCACCAAATCGAGTGCGTGGTGGTGGCTCATATACCGATATCACCTTCATCATCTCAGCTTGCGACCAAGTATTCCCTGACCAATCGAATTGGATGGATGTCAAGAGTGATATGTTCCAAGTCATAATGGATTGCCGAAACATTTTTGAATCGCCAAGATGGAAAGCATTCTCTTCCGTTCAAGGTTCACCAACGGTGACTTATTTTGAACAGAAAGGAAGCGACCGAGTGAATGGATGGGTGATGAATGTCACTCTGAGGATTCCTGACTTGCGTGACCTTTGTGCGATTCCATTAGTAGATTATGATTTGGATAGTCAATTGGAATCATTGTGTGCGGGTGTGACAATTATTGAAGATGGAAATTATTCTCAGACCGTTCCAAGTGGTGGGACATTTTCTTATTCAACTGGTGGTAGTGGCTCTGTAACAATTCAAGTTAATGGTGTTGAATATATCGTTGAACTTGCACCATCAACAATTGATATTCCAGTATTAGATAGTAGTGCAAATTCTGTTGGAACGGTGAATCCCAGTATTGATGTTGTAATTGCTGATTCTCTTGTTCAAATTAATGGAGTAAATTTTGAAAGCATACTTGCTGAATCAACAATTGACATTCCTATTTTAGATACAAGTGCAAATCTAGTTGGAACGGTCAGTCCCACTATCGATGTTGTGATTGCTGATTCTCTTGTTCAAATCAATGGAGTAAATTTTGAAAGCATACTTGCTGAATCAACAATTGACATTCCAGTATTAGATAGTAGTGCAAATCTAGTTGGAA